GACCACCCTGGGTTTGTTTACCGCATGGGCTATTGGTGTACATACAACTGCCAAGATGCCTCTACAAATTCTGTACTTGTCATATACGGTTGAAATTGCACGTCCCAAGTCTGCTGCTATTAAACGTATTATTGAAAGCCGTAAATATCAAGAAGTATTTCCTGCAGTAAGACTTCTTAAGAATGTAACAAGTAATGAGTATTGGTCAGTGGACCATAAATTTGCTGGCATTGAAAGCATCGGTGATGAAATGTTTACCCTGTGTGCTGCAGGTCTTAAAGGTTCAGTGACATCCAAGCGATCCCATTTGTGTTTAATAGACGATTGTATAAAATCTGCGACAGATATATCTAATCCTGATATACGCAAGTCCATGCAAGATAACTGGAATGCAGTTATCTCACCAACCATGTTTGAAGGTGGAAGAGCGATCTGTCTTGGTACCAGATTTAGACATGATGATATACATGCCACCACATTTAATGAGCAAAATAATTGGCAACAGATTGTATTATCTGCAATTCAACAAGATCCCAAAACAGGCGATGAGCTTTCCTATTGGCCAGAAATGTGGTCCCTGGAATACCTAAAGGAGAAGAAGCGGCAAGCACCAGTTGCTTTCTCTTTCCAGTACATGAATCAGATTGTCAGACAAGGTGAGCTGTCTCTGGCACCAGAGCTGATAGTTAAGGCAGAAATTGCAACAGAATTTGATACGCTTGGTGTTGGTGTCGACTTATCTGCTGGTATCAAAGAAAAGAATGACTACACCGTAATGATCCTTGGTGGACGCATTGATGACCGTATACACATCATTGATTACCGCCGGATGCGTGTCATGGGTAATCTAGAAAAATTAGATGCATTAAAAGAATTGCTTAATGATTGGTCAATTATTGGTAAAGATGATAACAATAATTATTTTCCTACCTACGCAACTTGCGATATTTGGTCAGAAGCTGTTCAGTACCAGGCTTCACTCGAAGCTGACTTCAAAAGGATTTGCCTTAATGGTGAGGGCTTGGATAATCTTCTTTGGCATGCTGTAAAAGGATTTAGAGCTGATAAGCTTGCTCGTTTTCGTGGCATTATAGGCATGTTTGAAGAACGAAAAATTATTTTTAATCGTTTTAGGAATTTTACCAATCTTTTTGAAGAGCTTACAAATTTTGGCGTAAGTAGCCACGATGATTGTGTAGATGCTTTAGTATGGCTTGTAAACGGCCTTGCTCACAAAGGCAAACTTCATTTGGATTACTGATGAAACGTTTAAATCCCGTCACCAAAAAACAATTTAAACACGGAGACAAACGAGAAGACGGTTTTATTTTTAGACGTTATAAAATAAAAAGACCTTTGACATCGGAAGGATATTTTCAAGAACATTGGTTGTCTCCTAATATTTTTACTTCTTATACTAAAAAAAATTTTAATCACGATAAGAAAAAAGCAGATAAAAATCGTTCTTACATACAGCAAATTAAATTAAACAAAGGCTGTGAATGTTGTGGATATAATTTATTTCCTGAGGCCTTAGATTTTGATCATATTGATCCTATGCAAAAGCATTGCGCAGTAGGCACTATGTGCTTACATAGTAAAGAATTTATTGACAAAGAAATTGCCAAATGTCGTGTTTTATGTTCAAATTGCCATCGCGTTAAAACATATAATCCACTTGAGTTTAATAAAATGTTTAAGGTTTCTGAATGTTTATGACCCACGTTTCAATGTGTGGCATCCGGTCAAAGGGTTCCGTGCAGATAAGCTGGCACGATTCAGAGGAATTATTGGTATGTTTGAAGAACGAAAGATCATCTTCAACCGTTTCAGGAACTTCACTAATCTCTTCGAAGAACTCACAAACTTCGGAGTAAGTGGCCATGACGACTGTGTCGATGCTTTGGTTTGGTTGGTGAACGGACTTACCAAAAAAGGTAAGCTTCAGTTTGATTACTGACCTTAGAATAGTAACAGAAAGCATTACATAACGCCGTGGGACCAGAGTACTTGCTGCTAATGATCAGCTTTGCTGTGCCCGCGCTTACTGGTGCTGGGTGGGCAACGAATAAATTGTTGAGTCGTTTTCATGAACGCATCCTTCGTGTAGAAAAACGGATGGACAACACAGACGCCAGCATCAATTCCATGCATCACCGACTGCCCATCGAGTACGTACTCAAGGTTGATTTCCTAAGAGAAATCCAACAAATGCAAGACAATTTTAAACAGATTAACAATAAGCTTGATAAGCTTATTGAAAGGCTGTAAACAAAATGGACTACACCCTAGAGATCCAAGAGGACGACAACGGTGATCTTTTTATCCAATTCCCAGATGACGTAATAGAAGAACTCGGCTGGGAAGTCGGAGATATTCTTGAGTGGAAGCTCAAGGGCAATGGGGTTGTTTTATCAAAACTTAATGATTCGGATCGATATGAGGTAATAGAAGAGTAAGGGTTGATAGAATAAATAAACCAAGGAGTAGATAAATGGCTGTACGCATGAGTGGATTAGGAGGTGTCGGTGGAGCACCAGGCAATCCCAATATGTTTAACAATCAAAGTATTGCGCAGCGAATATATGGTCCAATAGAAAAAGGCATGCATAACAGAAACCTTAGATTTGGAGGGCGACCAACAACTCCAGATGTTTACATGGACAAATATCCAGGGAGTGTTGCCCCTGGTGCACCAACAGAATATTTTCCTTTAGGTAATCCTGCGGCAGGTTTTAATTTTCAAAGTGCTGTTCCAGGGATTAATGAAGAAGTTGCAGGTGGTAATACTCTTTTAGATTTCTTTAACAAAAAAGGAATGCCTCCGACAAAAGAAACGGATGACACTCAGATAAACAAACAAAACAAAGGCCCTCTTCGCCCAGGGGCTTTTGGTAATCCTAACTTGTACTACGACGAACGCTTTACGCCCTTGGCATCAGCGGGTGGTGGTATGGCTCCCATGGGTAACGCAAGTTTTTTCCTTGGTCCTCAGTATGGTCAAGAGCTGCAAGGTTATGGCGGCAAGTATGTCTCCTAGTATCTGCTAGTATTTGTAAAAGAATATTTTAAAATAAAATATGGACGCCAAAGCCCGACTTAAAGAGATTGTTGACTCCTACCTTGAAAAAGACGGTGGAGCAAATATTGATACGGGCATTGTTGCGTCCCACGTAGCACAGATGAAACTCTTTGGCATCCGCCAAGGGGTAGAATTTTTTCCTGCTCAGGATAATTTTGGTAATCAACGCAAAGATTTTATAGATCGAGTACTTAAATACAACAGGATGGATACACGCCTGGATTCAATCTGGGAGTATTTTCTCTGCGATGGTCAAGGTCTGTTTTATATCCGTCCAACTGAATCTAATTACAGGCTCTATTACTTCCGTGAACATGAATATCGCTCCTTTTATGGTGTTGATGGTGAGCTAGAAGAAGTTGTTATCATCTATAGCTACAAAGTAAGGCAGGGGACAGGCTTTAGTGATGGCATAAGTGTAACAAATATCACAGGATCTTCAATTACTGGGCCTCAAGGAGCCAAGCGTTACATTCGTTTGTCAATTAAAGCTAAGACAATTGAAGAAACTCACAGCGAAGGAGAAATGTCTTTTGAAATGCCCAACTATGCAGTACCTGGGCGCACTCAAAGTTTAAAAAATACACTAGGTTTTATACCTTGTGTTGAAATTTTTAACAATCCTAAGGGTTTCTCTAATGAAGGTGTTGGAGAATTTGACGCATTAGCCAACCATATTGTCACGCATGATGAAATGGTACGTACGATGCGCAAGAATGTGCAATTTTTTGGTAATCCAACCCTTCTTTCCTCCAGACCCAAGACAGATTTGATGGAATCAGGGTCTGATACCGTAGTACAACGTCCGTCTATCGCAGCAAACTCCGGTTTTACCGGGATGGGCGCGTTAAGTCAGTCAAGATTTAAGTCTGATCCCCTTTCCAGGGGTATGGACGGTCAAATTCGGGTGCCACGGGTGATTGCCAACCTGGAACCCAATGA